ATAACGGCTCCAACTATCACGGTCGGTTGAGACCCTTCTCGTAAGGGCCGAGGCCTTCCGTGTTATGCGTGCGTCTTCCAGAGGACGGTCTTCTGACCGTTTGAGGGAGGCGCACGTCGTCCGCCCTTCGGGGTTTACTCAATCCCGAAGGAGGGATTATGGCTACCTACCAAAGCAACACCGATGTTACGGATGGTGAGATCATTACCTCCCCAGTGTGGACGGTGCGCAACGGCGCGGTTTATACCGAAACGTTGTCGTCACCTACTCCTGTGGAGCGGTCTTATGAACCAACCGTGACCGGTTCGTGGCGGATTCTGCCAGTACAGGAGGAGTCTCTGACCAAGGTCAAGCAACAACGCTTGATCAAGATGACTCCTCTTGACGTTGGCAGAGTACAATCCGACTACTTTGTTGCTTCGCGTCCACGCAATATATGGCGTGGTTATGCGTATTCAAGTTATGAGTCGCCTCAGCCCCCCTGTCCAACTCCTCCCGCAGCGTGGTACAACGGTAAATCTACGTTGCACGTTGCTTACGAGGAAAATTTCACTTTAAGTGATCTGCTGGCTCGTGATGTTCCACATTACCAAGTGGATACGGATCAAGCAGAGGCCGTGGGTAAAATGCTGAACGACTCTTCCGCCAGTGTGGTTGACGCACTCCATGGTTCATGGGATGCGCTGACCGAACTTGCAGAGTTCCCCGAAGCTATGAGGATGCTACTTGATATCCTCCGTGCCGCCAGGGACCCTCTAAAAGGGATTGCGGACTTGAAGAAAAGGTATGCCAAGGCTCGCACCAGAGGTAAGACTCATCGAGAAGCTCTCGATGACCTCTCGTCACTGTGGCTGTCGTATCGCTACGGCATTATGCCATTAGTGTACTCCATCGTGGACATTATTACCCTCCTCGAACAAAAAGGAGCGGAGTTCAAGACGGAGCGTGTGAGCGAGACCCTCACCCTTGACGAATCTACCCGTTTCGGTCTCCTTAGGCCGAATGAGTATCTCTACGATATTTGTAGAGGGGAGATTCGTGTTAACGCAGTTGGTAAAATGCGTTATGGTGAAGACTCATCCCGACTCTCTGATCAGATCAATATCAACCTGTTCAAGACGGCCTGGGAGTTGATACCTTTCAGTTTCGTCATAGACTGGTTCGTCAACGTGGGCGACGTGCTATCCGCACATACGTCCTCGTTGTACAGTTCTGCCATAGAAAGGCAGTTCTGTAGGTCTGTGAGGAGTACTTACTCCTTGCGTACGTATTACCGCGGAGACTACGTCGACAGCTACTATAACTATGCTGCCC